GTGTAAATCCAATCGCATCTTTCCCAGGACAAGGTGTTGTCGTGTTTGGACAGAAAACACTACAGGCTAAACCATCTGCACTTGACAGAATCAATGTAAGAAGATTGTTAATTAGACTTCGTAAGTTTATTGCAAGTTCTTCAAGATTCTTGGTCTTTGAACAGAACACAGCAGCAACAAGAAATCGTTTCTTGTCTATTGTGAATCCATTCTTAGAACAAGTCCAAGCTAATAGTGGTTTGAGTGCATTTAGAGTTGTAATGGACGATAGTAATAATACACCAGAGGTGGTGGATAGAAATCAATTAGTTGGTCAGATATTCATTCAACCTACAAGAACTGCAGAGTTCATTGTATTAGACTTCGTGATACAACCAACAGGAGCTACATTTCCTGAATAAGTTTAACTTATAAAGTAACTTATAATAAAAAACCCCAGTCTTACGATTGGGGTTTTTTGTTTCTGTTAGGTTCTGAACGATTACGATATTAACACCTAACTATCTATTTAACTTAATTCATTTTATATCACTTCCTTTCTCTTTCTTTATTAACAGGATCGCTTTCAAAATATCATACTATAATATAACCATTTCTAACATTAGTGTCAAGCTTTTTTTAAGAATATCTTTGAATAATTTCTTCAACTTGTTCATCGGTAAAACCAACAACACTATAACAATTTAAGAAGTCATAAACCGTGAAGAAGTCAGTATCTTCTAATCTTTCTTCATAACCTTGTTTATTACCACTTTCATTAAATGCTAATGTTTCTCTTTTATTTTCATAAAGATTACATATCGCAGTTTCTTGTTGTTGAACAAACATCTCAATATTTTGTTCTATTTGTTCCTTAGTGAAACCCTCCGTAAAATTTGGTATTGTTAAATTTTCAATCATAATCATATTCCTTTCATTTCTATCTTTAATCACATATTAATATACAAATACTACGAACCAATGTCAAGCTTTTTTTTAAAAAAACTTCAAAAAAACTTCTAATAACAAATATAAAAATGGAATACACTTTTTTTCGTTTCTTGATATTTATTAATGTAATTAGAAAAATGCCTTATAGGAGAAATAAAATGGCTTTAACAGACCCAAATGAAATATTTTTTACCCCGTTTGAACCTAAAACGAAAAATCGTTTTATCATGTATATCGAGGGTATACCAGCATATCTTGTAAAGACTGCAAACAGACCACAAATAACTTTTGAGGAAGTTGAATTAAATCATATCAATGTTAAAAGATATGTTAAAGGTAAAGGAACTTGGGAACCTTTAGAGATTACTCTCTATGACCCAATCGTTCCAAGTGGAGCACAGGCAGTAATGGAATGGGTAAGATTACATCATGAATCTGTAACAGGTCGTGATGGATACTCAGACTTTTATAAGAAAGATATTTCATTTAATGTATTAGGGCCAGTCGGTGATAAGGTTGAAGAGTGGACATTGAAAGGTGCATTTATCCAAACTGCAAACTTTAATGATTTAGATTTTGCAAATGGAACAGATGTGGCAGACATTAGTTTAACTCTTCGTTACGATTACGCAATACTACAATTCTAACAATCGGAGATATATGAAAATGTGGGAAATATTCAAGGACGACAACGACTATAACGAGAAATCAATCATTGGTTTCGGTGCGTTTACAATAATGGTTATCTTCGCAGGTGCAGATGTTGTTACTGGTATCATGGGTAAAGATTTAGTTATCAATGATGTGGTATACAACTCATTCCTATTCACTACTTTAGGTAGTTTCGGAATAGCAGGTGCAGAAAAAGTTCTTGGAAATAAAAAATAAGATTATTTTTGATTTTCGAAAATAGTTATAATTAATGGTTTTAATATTCTTTATGACCCAAGTGATATAGGGGATACTATATGTGATATGGGCTTTGAAAAGGCAGAAGGTGGATATTTAAAAAGGGTACTCCAGAAAAGAATTGAAAGAGGGAAAATTTATGACCTCCAAAATTTAGGGCAAACAAAGGATCCTTGGATATCTACTTATATTGAATTAACAGGCACTGAGGAAGATTTTCAAAAATGGATTAAATATTTGGGTAAGTATATTTTAGACAAAGCACCTAGTGTTGGGGGCGACGATACATTCTTTGATTATTACCCTGACCTAATGGATGTCTTTGCCCAGGTTTGCCATGCATTTGATAAAAACGATTATTGCTTGAATATGCTAAACACCCCAACAATGCATAAACATTATTGGAATCGAGGGGCTGAACTTGGCCCAGAGGATATAGTATATAGATAATATAGTGGGGACACTTCAGAAAGGTCATAGGCTACTGGCCGAATTAGATGGAGCTGTCCCCGCTAGTATGCAATCCGTTACATATAGTTTCAATGTTTGTATATTATTATATAAACAAAAAAAACCAGGATATAGGGAGGTATCATGGATAAAGTAAATTGTGTTTCATGCAACAAGCCTAATCACCCTGAAAGGGTTGAAATGGGTTTGAAACAATGTGTTAATTGTGCAAGCACTGCCAAATATGGCGTTGTCCCTAATTGGGGCCACAAAACAGGTAGCACAGTTATTATTGTGCAAAATCAAGAATCAGCAGCCAAAATCAACAAAGCCTTCGACCGTCGCAATTATGGGATTGTCAAGGGTATGAAAGGTAGCACAGGTAATTAATATGAGTATGGGAAAAACAATGATTACCCAGATAATCAATAAGAATATGGATCCGAATGATAAGGAGAATTATTGGATTTGTGTAATCTGTAGTAAGGAATT